CGACAAGCCGGCCAACCCTGAGCCAAAGGCTCAAGCTTCAAGCCAGACTCAACAAGATCAAGAATCTTCAAGCCAGAGTACAAGCGAACAAGCCCACGATCCGGGGTGCAAGCAACCAGGATAAAGGTATTCTTAGGGTGTTTCACGTGAAAGGATATTTGGTGCGGTGAGAGGCGGATTTTGTTACCTAATGTTACCTTCAATTCGATTGTAATAAAGGTGCCAGAAGTAGTATAGGCCAATATATCAGGAGTGCCAGATAAGCTACGATTTTCCAGTCTATTATACGATATAGATGGTATGTTTTTTTTAAGATCACGATATAATTTTACCTCTGGTTTCATGAAGGTAACATGAATGGTAAATTATAGCTTGCCAATTATCTTTGGCATCTTCCAAGTACCACTAAGTTTAACACCTTTTAAATTTAAAATATGGGTGTCTCTATCACCAATCATACGAGATTCCAACAACTGAATTACACTAACGTCAAGTTTTTCTCCATTAGGCATTTCAATCTGTACTCTGGCGTTCTGGGCTGCGGGTGATACTAGGAATTTGTCTAAGTATTGCCTTAACTCTTTAGCTTTCATAAGTGTTGATATATAGACCACAAATCTATATATTGCAAGTATGACTAAACCTGGACCAAAACCGGCAGTAAAAGAACCCTACCATCCTGTACAAGAACTGACAGAGATGCAACGTAGGTTTTGTGACTACCTAGCATATAATCAAGGTAGAACTACATTTACCAAAGCAGCTATAGAAGCAGGATATAGCGAAAGCAGGGCTAGAATCGAAGGATGTGAATTGATGAAGAATCCTAAGATTCAAAGATACTACAGATTAAAATGTAATGAAGTTAACAGAGGACTTGCTGTCAATAGAACTAACTATATACAAAGGTTAATACAGCTATCAAACAAAGCAGAAAACAAACAGATCAGAGATAATTGTGCTCCTCTAGAAGCATTAATAGGTAAGAGCGCAGGTCTGCTGGTAAATGTGGTCCAACACATTGGTGAGTCGGATCTAAACGAGCTAAGAGATGAAGAGCGAAGACTTAAAAAAATAAATGAAGAAAGTCTTGAGACTCAAAAATTAATAGACTCTAAAGAGTAATCTTATCCATTCTAATAATACAACCAACAGGAAAAACATTACGGTCTGAAAATGAAACGTCCTTATCTTCGTAAGATGAAAAAGTCCAAACAAATTTTTTTGTTTTTTTATAGATGTATCCATGTGTTATCATTTTGCTGCATTCGAATTTATCAAATTCTTCGGCTGATGCATGCCCCGCATCCCCAGTTATATCAAGCCACTCGATTCGGTAAAAGAAATACTTCTTCGAACCGATCACGACGTGTTTAAATTTAGATTTCTTCCTTCTTCTCATCAGATCTGTATACCCCTAATTTTATAATTTATAAAATAAAAATAAAAAACACGCGCGCGACCCCTTAAATCGTTGGTATTACTAGTGTTTTTAACAATTGTACCAATTGTACCTCGTTGTACCAAGTACCTTTGGTACAAAAATGAACGAATAACCATTGGTATTACTATCTTTTTTGAATTGTACCAATTGTACCAGGGTTTCAAAAAAAATAAAAAAATTTTTTTATTTTTTATACAAAAAAGTGTATACAATTGCATGATCAGTCGATTCTTCCATAATTTACTATACTTTTTGATCATATTTTGTATCCTGACCCTCTTTTGCTTTTGGTACATTGGCGTAATATTGGTCTACTTTCTTCAAGAAGGCATGCATATAGCCCTGAAATTCTTTGTCAGATACTTCAAACTTCTGAAAGAAGCCATCTTTTGAACACATTAGAATGATTCCAGACTGTATCTTAGTATCGTATACATGATTGTGGGCCATAGCGTACGCTGCCAGCTGAATAAAGTAATCATCAATCCATTCACGTTGTTTCGGCTTGTTTGTTTGCTTGAAGTCTATTATACTTTCGCGCCCGTTATAAACACCCACTACATCTGTTTGACCTGCATACAACCCAGGGTAGTATAATGTTACTTCACTGCCCCAGACCTCTTCCAGGTCCCCGAGCCCTGATTCGATAACAATGTTGGCCATTCTTCCTGCTTCCTTGCCCACGGCTGTAAGGTCTAAATGTGGCGTATTATTTATATATCCTTCAAGATAGGTATGCATTGCTGTCCCTCTTAGAGCTGATATATCTCTGATCCGATCAGCGTTCTGTTTACCCATCCGTGCCTGCCAGTTAGCTAGACTCTTTTGCTTTTCTTCTGACTGAGTTTGTGATAGTATCGTTGTTACAGATGGTAGCTTATCGGTACCTATTTCGTAGTGCCTTCGACCCATGACTAAAGATCTTGTAGACGATGGGTAAGTGAATCTCTTATTCCAAATCATCGAATCTCACAGGTTCTTTCTTCTCTTCCATAACTTTATTAATTATATAAAAAGCAATGATCGCACCAATCAAGGTACAACCCATCCCAAATATAAACATTCCTAATCCATGAAAAAAACTCATCTAACCCTCCAGGTTCATTAATTGTTTGTACTTTTCTAAATCAACAACCTTACCATTCATTATTTTACTATGTCCATAGTGCTCAATGACCTGCTGTATTTTCGGCAATTTAGTATGTGCATAGGGCCATAACAATCTACAAACATAATACGCGTCTCTAAATGTACAACGCCATCTGTATTGCATAAGATATTTCGTACCATCTTTTCGTTTACCTTTTCTAGGTTTTTTATTTAATGTACCAACACCCAATACTTCGTGTAGCCACCTCAAAACAGACTCATCGGTCATGGTTATCTCCATCGATAGTCTTAAACTATTCGACGTACGATAACCTTTACCTTTGTGTTTTTTCTTTTTTTCTGTACCGCGTTTAAAATGTATAGATCCTTCACCATCAAAGAGTCCTGCAATATATGCAATATCTTCTGAGGACATCACAGGACTTTACCTTGGTTCCGCACTATCCTAAGATTATTATTTTCTTCAAACAATCTATCACACTCTTCTTCATAGCTTTTACACTTATCTACAGACTCACGTAATTTCTTTTTAAGAAACTTGTTTTGATTTTCTAGATATTCTATTCTTTCTTCTAAATCGTTAGGTCCTCTAATGTTTTGTTTCATGTGTATCTACCCCCTTAATAATCCATCTTACTGTCGTTGTGGTAGGATCAAATCCATCAAACTCTAACTTAGTGCAAGCTGTGGATGCCATCAGAATCAATATAAATATTATCAACTTCATCTGCATTTATTTCCCCCTCCGATTCACAGATTCCACACTGGGCATGCTGCTCTTCTTTCGCTAGTTTGTAAGGAATTCTTACAAAACCATTTCCTTTACACACAGGACAGATAACTTTATTTTTCTTTTCTGAGTCGGCCATTCATTTTACTCGCTTTCTCATTTACTAAAACAGTTATTGTCTGTGATCTACTTAGTGTCATGTTAGGAACCATTTTTTTTCTTAACAAGTCTAATGTGTCATACGTCTTATGCGGTAACGAGACATTTTTATATTTGCTTATGTCAGTCATAATCAATATACTCCTTTCTTAGATTAACATATGGGATTTATCTCATAATATACAATAGGTGTCAATGAAATTTTTGTTAACTTTAATAATGTGTAGTTATGTAGACCAGGTATGTCTACCTCCACACCCATGGCCAACACAATTTGATGATGCATATGATTGCATGATGGTTGGCTATGATGAAGCTAAAAGAAAATTAGAAGAAATTGGTAGAGAGGATGTTAACACTCACCAAATATATATTAGATTTGTTTGCACTCCTGCTCAAACTATATAATCATTTACAACCCCTGCAATTTCCGTGCACGTACTCTTGCAGGAGCAAAGGCTCCACACCTCCACAGTAATTGCTGCTTCTTAGGTTGCCGTACAGGGACTAGCGCGAGGCGTTGTATGGACGGAGGTCCTTTTCAATATTCTTTATTCCAAATACATCCAAAGAAATCACCACTACCATCATTCATGACATGACGATTGATTTCATCATGGTATGTAGTTAGTTTTAATCTTAGTATATCACAAAGATCAAAAAAATCTACTTCAGTTACTAGTTGTACGTTTACTAACATCTGCTTTGTCACCGGCACTAGACTGTAAACGCCGTCGTATAGTATAATTAGGTCCACTATCTACCTTTCTAACTAAATCATACCAAAGTTTTTTATACTTTTCATCTTTAGTACGATCCCAATTTTTGGCAGCTTGATCAATTCTTTTCAGATACTTGTCCACCAATTTTTGTTCCCCATAGTATTGTTTTCTTGATCCCCGGTGCCTGTATATTTATATCGACACCATAAGGTTTCCAGGCCTTACGCATAAGGTTTAACTCTAACAATAAGTTTGCCCATTGTTTTTGAGATATACCTTTAGGCGTAAGTTTTATAACCTTGTCTTTCATATTAATCCCAATAATTAAATTGTCGTTGCACACTTTCAAAAAACGGAACGTTTCTTGTGCCATATCTTTTAATAAAAAGTTTTCTAATTAACTTAGATCGTTTGTCTCTAGCAAACATTCTTTTTATCCAAGTATAAGCATCTAATCTATTTCCTGAAGAATCGTGTAACTTCATTAATTAAGTCGAGCCCTTTCACGCTCTTTTTTAGCTTCAATGTACCTAGCATTAACTTCATCATCTAGAAGTTGTTGCATAGTTTCTCTGATCTTATCAGTAGTATTATAGTATGCTACATTATTCATAACTATATGTCTCATAATAGCAGCAGTCAAAGCATGAATACTAAAGTCAAAGTCACCTTTGTCTTTTTCTTTCTGTGCTTGGTTTATTAACAAATCAAATTTATCCATGTACTTCATAATAAACTTGTATGTTTTGTCGTCTTTTTTACTTTTCTTTTTCATATGTTTTCTCTCTTTCTAAATGTAATATAATATCCCAGAAAATAATGTCAACCCTTCATTTGTCTTTTTTTATGCTTATTTAATCTTTTTGTATGACGTCCGGGACGTTTACGAGGCTTTGGCCTTTCTACAAATGCCTTAAATTTCCTTGCCATCGAAGTATTTTTCAACCACAGATTTAAGAGATCTCTGGTGTAGATTAGGTATATATTTTATATGTCCGTTTACATATTGCTCTAAGTCAGTTCCGCAACTAATACATCTATAAAAAGATCTAGTGACGCCAACTAACATTGTATATTCTTCACAGTGTGGGCACTCACCATTAACTATTTCAGTATATAATTTATAAAATTTTTTATTCATCAATCTAATATTAAAGAAGTTATTTTCTTTTCTCCCATGTATATCTCTATGTTAGCCTTAGATTTTAGGCACTGGTAGGTGACTCTATCCTTACTGCTTTTGTCCTTCATAGCGTAACGCTTAGATTTGAGGCATGCGCTGAGAGAGTCTTGAATACGGTGCTCTACAATTTTATTATCTACAATTAGTAACAAAGCAAAAACAACTTCAACCATTAGTGTGCTCCGTTTCCATTTCTAATTAATTTTTCTACGTCTTCTGTAAGTTTTTTTGTTCTATCTTTTAAAAATTCTATATTCACTGCATTGTTTCTCATACTTTTAACTTCTGCATCTACTTCTTCTAAAACACCTGCTAAGTGCTCCACTAACATGAAGAGCTCTGCCTCTCCACTTGACTGACCTAACTCACCTCTTGGATATTTAATTCTAAACTCTGAGTTTTGTTCTAAGTCTTTTTGCATCAACTCTATTTTTGTAGCGTGATTGTTTAATGTTTCATGCAGTCCAAAATAAGCCCAGGTACCGATTGCGACGAGAGCGATCAGACTGGCAACCGTCTTCATAGGCATTTGGACGGCTGCCTCTTCCGATATGTTAAGTGGTTTCTTAGACATAAATTATTTTGGTAATGAGTTTGTTAGCCATTGATGTGCTTTTTTAAAAGGCCAACAAATCATATCCCAAATTCTGCAACAAATTTTTTTACATTTTTTAATCATGTTTTTTCTCCTCAATTTCGTAAAAGAATTTATCAGTATCTTCTGTTCTCCACTGACTCGTGTCTTCTACATTCCATTCGTTTGTTTGCACCTTCCAATCAGGTATGTTGTCCTTCACAGTAAACGAAGGTATGTCCCATATACATCTATTGTTTGGTTGTGCTGCATAATTACCATCATCTAATGCAATTATGTGTGCGCACTTATGTTCGTGCGGTATCTCCGAATGATCGGTGTCAAGTATGTTACTCTCTGGATGTGCAAAGTCAACAGTAAATAAGTATTTACCTGGGTGCCATTTTTTATCTTTGCCTATGTATTTACCGGCTTGTCCGTCTAGAATATCCCAACTAGTAACAGCAGGATAATAACTAAAACAATTCCATAACTGAAGTTCATCAAGTCTACGTTTAGGAACATCTTCCGATCTAAAACCTCTCTGTATGAAGGCAGATATCGGGAGACGATAAAAGACAGCGCCATTCTCCATAATCGCATGGAATAAAATAGAGCGGCCAGTGATAGCTGATAGGCCGAAGATAACACAATCTTCAACTTCTCCATGATGTTTTTGTAAGTCATATAAATATTCTCTCCTTATCTGGGCATAAGTAACTGGTATGTTTGCATTTAAATAAGCCATAGTTATCCATTTATCTCACCCCAATTATTTCCAACTTCGTAATCCACTTTATTGGGAACCTCTAGTGTAACAGCCTGCTCCATAATTTCAATTATCTTTTTAGCCTGGGCATCGCTCTCTATCGATAGATCTAACTCATCATGTATTTGTATGTGTGGTACGATACCTTCTTTGTATAATTCTAACATAGCTTTCTTAGTCATGTCTGCAGCTGACCCTTGAATTAATTTGTTGAGAGCTTTGTATGTGTATGCTCTCCTGATCCCCGGTCCATGTTCCCTGAGTGCTTCTTCGTGTGGCAATGCTTTGTGCATACCAAACTGATTAGGTTCCCATAGGTGAAACCTGCATAGTCGTCCTAGCAATGTACGGATTTGTCCCCGGTCTTGTGCTCTGTTCGATGCTTTCTCCATCAATTGTTTTACAAATGGTACACGTGAATGATATGTATTAAATAAATCTGCAGCTTTTTCTTTTGTTACACCTAACTCTGCCTGTAATTTTGCTTTACCCATACCATAAAACAATCCAAGATTAATTGTCTTGGCCTGTGTTCTAGGTATCTCTGCCATGTCTGCAACAGTCTGGTGAAAGTCTGCGCCAGAGTCATTGCTGTATGCATCAACAACGTCATAAACAGAGGGTAATTTGTATAAAGACGCATAATGCACTACCAACCTAGGCTCTTGCTGAGAATAGTCAAATACACCCCATCTATGGCCCTCCTCGGGTATAAATAATGACCTTATCTTAGGTCCAAGATCTTTATTTCTAGCCGGTATCTGTTGTAGATTCGGGTTCTGGTAGGAGAACCTACCAGTTACCGTGCCACCCCCAGCGTTACGTAATTGGTTTATTTCTGCATGTATTCTACCCTTGTGCTCGTATCTAAGAATAGAGTCTAGAAAAGTTGTGTGTGCTTTGTTTATCTCTCTTGCTTGTGCAATCATCTTGACAACAGGATTTTTATGTTCTTG